GAGTATACTGTACCTTGAATTGAATAATCTTCATTAGAAATTGCATTATTCTTAAATGCACCATTATCTAACATAGCACCTTTCATGACTATAATAAAATCATGGTCAGAAGTTTCAGTCGCTGTACCATATATTTGAGAGCCGTACCCAAAAACCGCTAGAACTTCTCCAGTTATCTTCAATTCACTTAAAATTGTATCTAATGTTAATTTCATAATGCAAATATACGTAATTTATTTTAAATAAACAAACTTTATTTACCCTTTTGGTTTTTACCGACACCATTCTCGCTTCTCTATAATCTTTTTCCTATGTAAGTTATATTAATTCTCCTTTTTTGATTTCTTCTTGTCTTTCTAACAACTTTACTTGTTCGTAAATTTTATCTCTAACCTCTTTCTTTGAGAAGTGTTTGCTTTCGATATTAAAACCTAGAGTAAAAACTTCTTCATAAATTTCATAATCATATTCAGACCCAAATAGCCAAAATTTCTTTCTTTTTTCAATACCCTTGTATACATAAAAAATTGTTTCATAATTTGTAAACATGTCATATTCACCACCTTGATAACTCCTTACTTTATAAAATAACACCCTTCTATATATCTCTAGTTTTTTCATAATACTGTGTTTAATACGCAAATATACGAATAATATTTAAGATAAACAAATAAACTGACATTTTTTCAGGTTTTTTCTAATGGTATATAATTTGTCTACATACAAACAAATAATAACAAATAAAAATTTTTAGAACTTATGAAAACTTTAGTACCAATTAAAAAAAACGGTCAGTTATCACCAAGCTTATTTGAATTTCCAAAATTAGACCCTTGGTTTGATAATCTTTTTGACAGTAGATTAATAACAACCCCTTCGGTTAATGTTATTGAAAATGAGGGAGCTTATCTTATTGATGTGGCAACCCCAGGTTTTAACAAATCCAATTTTAATATTGAGATTAATGGTGATAAATTAGAAGTGTCAGCTGAATCATCAATGGAAAATAATCAAGATGATTTAAATTATAAGAAAAGAGAATTTTCTTATTCATCGTTTAAAAGAAGCTTTTCTTTACCAAAAAACGTTGAGCATGATAAAATCTCAGCTGATTATGTTGATGGAATCCTTAAAATATCCATTCCTAAAAGCAATAATAAAGATTCACCCAATAGAAGAATAGAAATTGGATAAAAAAGGCCCCATGAGGGCCTTTTATTTTGTTAATATTTCATATAAATCTTTATTATTCATATTGATTATATATTCTCTAATCGTGTTAATTTTACCATCTTTTAACCCAAAAAACAATCCAGTGTGACGAGTATTTTTGAAGTGTTTATTAGATACTTCAAATACTTTCATCGCAAACCTCTTTTGTTCTTGTTTAGTTATGTTTTTAGGTTTATATGGTATTAATTCTACCCAAGCATTTTCCAAATCATCAGTCAATTTTACTAACCCTTCTTTAAGTTGAATTATTTCTTCAGACCTTTCTGGGAACGTTGCAATCCATTCATCAACTTCATTAGTTTTTAACACCTCTAATATATGGTGATTACCTAATTTACTTTTAGTATAATGCATTGCAACATAAGCTGGGTTTTTTAACTTGATTCTATTGAAATTAGCATCAACTACAACATAACCTTCTTCAGAGAATGACATACCTTCAAATGTCGCCATTAAATGACCAGCATTTGATGCATTAATGTTAAAAGATTTAACTAATGGTAACCCAATATCAGTAGATATTGTATATAAATCATTAAAACCATACTCATTTAACGTATCTAAATCTCTAACACCTAATAATGATACTTTTGATTCTCCATGTGGGCAAACAACAATATTATACGGTGTCATTAATTCAAACATATATGTTCTACCTCTAACCATTCTATCCCAATTAAAACCATATTTTGGTGATGTAATTGTATCCCAAAATAATTCAGAAAACTTAGTATTTGGTTTATCATTTACTTCACCTTCACCTTCGGCCATACCAGATGTGCCAGCACACCATTTTTCAGCTACCCAATCCCAATATACTTGAATCAATGAGTTATGTACCAATATCCCATTAGCAAAGAAATTATTGGTTTCTTTGGTTTGAATATCATACCTCTTAGAGTCACATTCTATCTCTTTAATATGTTTTACCTTAACTATTTTCATATTCTATTATTTATTATACTTGTTAGACTCCCCACTAACTCACAGCGGCCCTACAAATAACGATGAATGGCTTTTACACCCCCTACTGTGAACTACCCACCCACGCCAAAGGCGATGGGTTGGCATACCAAAAATCACCATTAACTTCAATCAATATATTAGTATTATCAATTTTAATATCATATGTTCGATTATTTAATGGAAATTGTGGCGTGAATGATATGTTCAAATTAGTTAATATATTCCTAACTCTAACCTCTAATTTCGATACAAAATTTTTATGTAATCTAATCATTCTTTTATTAAATTCATCATCAGATAAATTAGACCAAACCTCTTTTAATCCATTACTAATATTTATACTATTAGAAAAGTTTGATAGGTGTCAAGTTTTTTAAGTAATTAGTAAGAATTCATCATCTTCGGTTAATTCATCAACCCTACGATAGCACTCTAAATTAGGTAACCATACTTTATGATTACCAGTTAACTTAATAATAGTACCATTTTCTAATTCAATCTCAAACCAATTATTAATATTCTTTTTAATTGAATAATCCACTATTTCATCATATATTGGCTCATTAGTTTCTAAATCAAATGATAAAACTTTACCAGAATATTCCGTTTCACATATATCACGAATTGTCATTTCACCACCCTCAGTTATCAATATGGTATCCCCGTGACAACACCCATCACATTTTTCTAAAATAAGTGCTGTGTTCCAATCTATTTTAGCCGCATGTGTTTCAGCTGAATTAAAGAATTTTCTGAATGCCAAAGACATAACCTTCCAAGTATCTTTCTCAAGTATAAGACCTCTACAATCTTGTACTTCAGGTATAGACATATCAGATTCTATTTGATTGTATTTGAGTAAAATCTTGTATCCATAATCCTTACAAGTTAATTTAAATGTATTAACTGCATTATCCAAGCCATACTCTTTAATGTACTTAACTATACTTAATTCATTTCCCATTTTTTCTTTTTTTCATTGATTCAGAAATCTTCTTTTTAGTTTCCTCACTAACAACTCTATTCTTTCTTTTCTTACTCTGCTTTAATTTCATTTCTCGTGCTTTCTCCACACCATAAATTTCTTCGTAAGATTTACCTTTTAATTGTGAATGTTTCCCTTTATTTGCTTTACCAATATTTTTTTTATGTTCTTCGGTAAAAACTTTTTTCTGTCCTTTATTACCTTCACTAATTTTCTGTTTATGCTCTTCAGTTAAAGTAGTGCCCTTTAATGGAGATTCTTTACCTATATTACCTTCAGCCATCATCTTAGCTGTTTTTTTAGTCCAAGGTTTTTTCATTCCTTTATGAGCATCACTAATTTTCTGTTTATGTTCATCAGATAAAACTTTACCTGAATGAAATTTAGAAACGTTCTCTTTAATAAGTTCAATATCTGGATGATTAGATATTGTATCACCACCATCCCCACCTTTTGCTACATTATAACCATTAGAGTTTTTAGAAATTCCATAATGCAAATGTAAAAAAAAAAAAGTGATAACCAAATTATTATCACTTTTTATTTATAAAACTATAGTTTTTTAGTTATAATTCATTTTTATTTTCGATTAAATCTACCAAAAAGTTAACCCCAAAAATAACCATAGCTATTGATTCTGCCGCAAATAAGGAAATTATATTAATTAAATAATGTAAAACAAATCCTAATACCATTGCGCCAACTAAAAACCACCTAAAACTCTTAAATTCATCACTATATCTAATAATATGATATGACATACCACCAAAAAATATAACAGAAGTTATCGTATGTAAGGTTGGGTAGGTTAAATGTGGTGTTAATGGAATTAACATTAAATTCAACCCTAATATCCAAGTGAACGTTTGGTCCTTTCTAACTCCAATTGTTGTTATAAGTGTTGCAGCTACTGTTAATAAAAAAACATATATGAAGCTAATGTCACCATATGCGTAATCACTAATACTACTTCTAGGGCCATCACCTATCCATAATACAAAAGGTAATAAAATACAAGCTAACGCTGCGGATAAATCGTATTTAAATAATCTGTTTAATAATCTTTCTAAATTCATATTTTTATAATTTATTTATAAATATTTTGAATTTCTTGAATAAATCCAATTACTTTATTTTTTTTCAAATAACTTTATAAAAAGGAGCGTAAAACCCATTCATCGCAAAGCGTGGATGGGATGTAAGCGACAAAGGTATGATTAACCTTGGCTTAAAATATATTGAACGGCTAAGTATGACAAATTTACATAAAACTATATTTTGGCATAAATTTTGATGTATAATAGGTATGAAAATGATTAATAAGACATATAAGTTTCGTCTTTTTCCAACAAATGAGCAAGAAGTGCTATTAAATCAACACTTTGGTCACTCTCGTTGGGTGTATAACCATTTTCTAAATGAACGCAAAGAACAATACCAAGCGGATAAAAAGTCTGACAATTATTACAAACAAGCTGCCACTTTGACAAAACTTAAAAAAGAAGAAAAGACTATGTGGTTGAAAGAAGTTAATAGTCAAACTTTACAATTCGCTCTACGCTCTTTAGATACAGCTTTTTTAAACTTTTTTAGAGGTAATGCACAATTCCCAAAGTTTAAATCTCGTAAACATAAAAATACTTTTACCATACCTCAATTTGGTAGTATAGAAGGAGATAAAATTAATATACCAAAATTTAAAGAAGGTATTAAAGTTAAACTTCACAGAGAAGTCAAAGGTAAGATTGGTAAAATGATAATTACCAAAACACCAACAGGTAAATATTATGTTTCAATATTTACAGAACAACAGAATAAAGAATTACCTAAAACAAATAAACAAGTTGGAATAGATTTAGGTTTAAAGGATTTTGTAATTACTTCTGATAATGCTAAATTCAAAAATAATAGATATACAAAAAAATATGCAAAACAATTAAAAAAAGCACAACAACATCTTTCTCGTAAACAAAAAGGTAGTAATGGGTTTGAAAAACAAAAACTCAAAGTTGCTAAAATTCACGAGAAAATTGCAAGTTGTAGATTAGACACTTTACATAAGGTTTCACATAAACTGGTTAATCAATATGATTTAATATCAGTTGAGGACTTAAATGTAAAAGGTATGATTAAAAACCACAAATTATCAAAACATATTGCCGATGCAAGTTGGGGTAATTTTGTTACATTACTTCAATATAAGTGTGATTGGTATGGAAAAGAACTTGTAAAAGTTAATCGTTTCTATCCTAGCTCGAAGACTTGTGGAGACTGTGGTTGGATAAATCAAAATTTAAAACTTTCTGATAGAGAATGGACTTGTAACTCGTGCGGTGTAATACACGACAGAGATGTAAATGCAAGTAGAAATATTCTCAAAGAAGGTTTAAAAATAATATCGGGTGGGATGCTCGATAACACTGATGGAGACTCAAATAAGACTTCTATAAAGAAGCACAAGTCTGTGAAATCAGAAGCCCAACCCATCGCCTCTGGCGTGGGTGGGTAGTTCACTAAATGTTAGTTACAAATATACTAAATAAATTACAAATAAACAAGTTATGACTTTAATTCTTCAACTACCCCACTTAAATGAATTGGACTATCAAGAGTTTTCCAATCAGTTATCTTATTTGAAAGAAACGGTTTACCACCTTCCGCAACATTTACCGCTACTGTTATGTGTGGTATGTCATTGGTTGATGGATAGCCAATAACCTTAACAGCCATAGCTAAATTACTATAACCAACTTCAGTTGCTTTTAAATAAACCGTTCTACCAACTTCATTTTTATCATCCAATCCTTTACCAAAAACTATTGTCATATGATGCGCAAAAGCTTTCCACCCTTCTGGGATTTCTAAAGAATTTAATAATTTATTTTTAGATTCATTATCTAAAACTACTGCCGCATATAAAATCTTTTCAGGTTTATTGTTTTTTAAACCGCCTTCTGATTGTAATATCTTATCTACAGTTAATAGGCCAACACCTTTATGTGATGCCATCATTCTTTGAATTGTTTTCAATGGTACGTTATGTGTATTTCTTTTAGCCAAATCTTCAGCAGAAACTCCACCATCACCAACATCAATAATTTTTATATTATTCTCATCAAAACCTAATTTTAATGCAGCTTCTACGTATTTTTTAGGCTCAGAAGCTTTGATATTTGTATTATCTTCATTAATCATATCATCGTATATTTTTCTCAGTTTCATAAAATATAAATATATTTATATTATCCTTTATTTTTATTAATTTAATACAAAAATACTGAATTTATACCTAATAAACAAATTAATTATTGACTTTATTAACCATTTTACTTATATTTACCAATATGAAACATGAGAAAACTAAAATATCGGTAGCTTTAGATAAAAACCTTCTTAATAAATTAGATGAAGGTAATTACAATAAATCTAAATTAATTGATTCACTACTTACCGAACACTTCAAAAATAAATCTAAATAAAATTCGTATTTAGGCGACTTTTACTTTATTTCTAGATATTTATTAATATAAACAAATAAGTATTATGGGAAGAAAAGCATATAAAGAAGAAAACAAGAAAGGTAAGTTATCCATTACCATATCATCAGACAACTACCAACAATTAGTTGATGACGGAATCAATAAGTCTAAATTAATCAATTGGTTATTAGACCAACATTTTAATACCATTAATCATGGAAACTAAGATTTGTAGTAAATGTGGTGTCTATAAACCTGTAAAAGAATTTAGTAAATGTTCTAGAATTAAAAGTGGTTTAAAATCACAATGTAAGGGGTGTATATCTATTGCTGGTAAAAAATATAGGGCTAATCCTGAAGTTAAAAAAGTTAATAAAATTAGGGTTCAGAATTGGGTTAAAGAAAATAAGGAAAAGCGCACCACTTATATTTCTAATTATTATGAAGATAATAAAGAAGAACGTTTAAAATATTCCAAGAAGTTTTATAAAGATAATCGTGAAAAGTATAAAAAGATGCGTAAAAAGTATTATTATAAAAATAAAGATACTATTTATGAACAAATTAAATATAAGAGAAAGACTGACATCATTTATAAATTAAAACACACTGTAGGTGGTATAATTAGACAATCGATTAAAAGGGGTGGTTATGATAAAAAATCTAGGAGTCATGAAATATTGGGGTGTACTTATAAAGAATTTAAAAAACATATCGAATCTCAATGGGAACCGTGGATGAATTGGGATAATCATGGTTTATATAATTATCAATATAATTTTGGTTGGGATTTAGACCATATCATACCACTTGCCTCAGCAACATGTAAAGAAGATATAATTAAATTAAATCATTATACAAATTTTCAACCATTGTGTAGTTATGTTAATAGAAACGAAAAAAGGGCTAATTATTAGCCCTTTTCTTTTGTTTATTTAAATAGTTTTCAACAACCCTAGATACAGTTATCTCACCTACTGAATTATAAGTTTGTATCATTTTTTGAATTGTTTTTAACGGTACGTTATGTGAATTACGTTCTGCCAATACTTCGGCAGTTTGGCCACCCAAACCTACATCTACAATTTTAATATTGTTTTCATCAAAACCTAATTCAAGAGCTTCAATAATATAATTTTCAACTTCCCTTAATCTTAGATTAGTGTTGTCGATAACTGGTGTAATACCAGATTCCATAGATTTTTTAGCATTTAAGAAATTCTTATTATGCATCCTACCATGTTCAGACCAATCACCTGAATCTACCATTTTTTTAAAGTAACCATTATAGTCACCAGTTGCGTCAATTAAATCATCTGTTGAATGAACAACACCTTCACCAACCAATGTTTTTGCTTTCGTTGATTTACCAGAACCTGTCACGGTACCCCTCTCATGATAATCAATACCTGAGAGGGGCGAGAAATTTTTACACCTAAACAATTATACCCTTTTAGACTTTCTAAAAGTTTCATTTTTATTTTTATTTTTTTATCCATTCCTTATATTTTAATTCATATCTTTCTAAAAATTTCAAATCACCATTATTATATAATTTTTCAATTTGATTAAATTTTAATCTCCCAATATCAACCATTTTATATTTTAAGTTGTTTTTTTTACAAAACTCGATTGCTCCATTTTTTTTTCTAATTACACTATCAGAATTCCACAATTTTTTAGGTTTACTTTCAACCATATATTTATTGTTAAGAACAAAATCTGAAAAATAAGTTTTTTCAACACCATTATAATCAACATATTTAACTACCCATTTATTTTCCTCACCACTTTCCCAACTAAAACCAAACCTTTCAATCACATTAACCATAAAAGTTAATTCATTTAACGACCTAAAAAACCAACCTTTATACCAACCAGACCAACCATTACCAGAACCTTTAGGTGACGGTTTACCATACATATTATTATTTTCACCACTATTTAATAAACTTTGCTTATTTTTATATTTACTAAGTTTATCATCAGCTTTACTTTTACCAAATTTATCAACCCATACATTATAAAATGATTTACCATACATACCATTATTAACACCTTTTGATAATTTAGATAACTTTTCTTTAGTTTTATCAGAATGAGTCTTACCAATTTTAATTTTAGATTGACGCTTTTTTGTTTCTTCACTATGCTTTTGGCCAAAGAAAGGATTTTTATCACCTTTCATACCATACATCGCATTATTTTCGCCAGATGAAGCACAACTTCTACAAACATTATTATTTTTTTCAGCGTTAATTCTTACATATTTTGTACTATAATGGATTTCTGAGTTACATTTTGGGCAATTTCTAATATATTTTTCCATATTCTTTTATCATAAATATGTTAATAATTCCAAAATCACGTAATTCCCTCAAAATAAATTACTCTTCTTTATCAGAAGCACCAGAACCTGGAATTCCTCTCATAATAATCAATTCTTGGTTTGGTCTAGTTATTGGTACATTTAATATATTTTTCTTCATAATAGCTTCTCTAAGTTTTTCTTTAATTCCTAGTCTAAGTTTCTCCATTTTCTTGTCGTTCCCAACCATATCAATATATTGATGCTTAGGGCAATATTCAGGAGATAAAGTAATCTCTCCCTCTAACGCATACTTCTCTATTATGTTAAAATCTGGCTCGGTTTTAACAACCCTACCACATTTAGAACATAATATCGCCATAACTCCGTTAATTTTTTTAAATATTGCTGTATCCATGATATTAATAAATATAGACTTATCCGCAAATATACGACAAAAAAAAAGAACTACCAAGTAGTTCTTCATTTTTTTTACTAATTTTTTCGTCTGACTGATGTTGGACGATTACTAGCCGTAGGTGCTGTACGAATATTAGCCCTAGGTGCTGTACTACGATTAACAGCGTTTCTCGTAGGTGTACTAATATTAGTATTTCGTGTTGTGTTAATATTAGTATTTCGTGTTGTGTTAATATTAGTATTTCGTGTTGTGTAATTATTATTAATAGGTGTATTTCTTCTAACTGTTGAGTTTTGTTGTCTAATAGCTGAGTTGTTATTATTTACTCTTCTAACGGGAATATCTCTATTAATGGTTGTTCTTCTACTATTCACATAAGCTTTTTTATGTGAGTTATTAATATAATAATGATGGTTGGGGGTAAAATTCCTTGTATTACAATACCTCACAAAATATGGGTGATTGTAATAATACCTTCTAACACCATATTGGTCGAAATAATAATTATCGTAAAAATAATATGGGTTTGTTATATATAAACTATGAATTGCGTTATAATCATAATAACCAAAACCATAGGTTACATTAACTGGTTCGGTAGCCAATTGAAATGATGCACATGAAGTCATCATACTAATTGTTAATATTACTAAAAGTGCTCTAAGTGTTTTCATAGTAGTAATAATATTACTAAAAGTGCTCTAAGTGTTCTCATAGTAGTAATAATATACCAATAAATGTGCCATAGTGATTCTAGAGGGATTCGAACCCCATTGCTGGTTTATTGTAGTGACCCTAGAGGGATTCGAACCCCCGCTCTACTGGTTCGTAACCAGTGGCATTATCCGCTATGCTATAGAGCCATAAATAGTTGTGATTAACATTCGGTTTAAGGCACTCGATATAACTATTGTGACGGCCAAGAGATTCGAACTCTTATTTACAACTCCAATTACGTTTAATGGTTTCGAAGACCACCTCGGTTACACCGCCATTTTTAAAATCCTTCTCTAGTTTCGAAGACTAGGGGAATACATCGCCATTTTTGGAAGTAAATTGTTTAATAATAAATATGTAACGACAGTGGGATTCGAACCCACGTTTTCAGCTCCGCTACCCTTATCGGTTTAGAAAACCAACGGGGCTACACCCGCATTTATTTTATAAAGACCCCCTCGGCTATGCCGCCATTTACCACAATTAAGGTATTGTGGTCAACCATACGTTTTAATATTCTTTATATTCAGCTAACCCTTCAGTTACTAGCAAATCATTAATGTTTATAGTTTCCACATCAGTACTTAAAAATATCTCACCCAAATACCTACCATATTTACCTTGTTTATCTTTAATTGTGTGAATCGCCACATCCTTATCTAGAATTAATTCTCTAAGCCTATCTCTAGTTATTAAACCAAGTTCACGCTCTGCGCCACGTATTTCTGGTGTGTTGATTCTAAGTAATCTAATTTTTTCAGTTATCTTTACATTAAACCCTAAGTCTATTTCAGCTGTAACTGTATCACCATCATAAACTGATGTTATTTTTGCTTTATATTCGTACATATTTCATTAATTTGTTTTAAGTAATTCCATTGGAATCGTTTTTATTAGTTTTGCATTATATTAATTAAATATCCAATGGTTATTGTAAAATTTATAATCTTTTGACTCATAAACCCTAAGATAATACCCATGTTCTTCTAATCTAACGATATCCTCTTTTGGAAACCATTCAAATAAATTTTCTAATGTATCAGTACACGATAAATAACCAATAATGTTTTCATCAAATGGCATCGGTAATAGATTATTTCTACAAAAATTAAATTCTTTATGAATAAGACCTGTGAACTCACCATCTATATTATACCATAACCCCTGATTAGTGGTAATATTACCCACCCTATAGAAAATTTTTTTCTTCATAAAAACTTTGTTAATATTAGTGACTCCATCAGGCTTCGAACCTGAATCTAGAGTTGTGAACTCGCCCAGAGTCGAACTGAGGTCTTAGCTTTAGGAAAGCCAGATTTTTCCAATTAAACTACAAGTCCGTTTATTTTCCTTCATCGCAATAGTATAAATCTAAATCACCTATAATCAATAAATACCGTAAACTGTCGTTGGGAAGCGCAATTAATTACTTCTATTTTCTAATCGTTGTAAAACGCTTTTTATTTGTTTTACTTCTTCTTTTGTTTGATACAACTGGTCGGCATTTAATAAATTAATTGAATCTGTATATTCTCTAGCTTTTCTTTCTACTATCATTAAAGAATCCCTCACCTTTCTAGATTTAATTGCACTAACATTATTTATACTATCTAAATAATATTTTTGCCATTCTTCTTTTGGACTTGGTAAATTTTCTACTTTTTTAACTGTATAAACTTTTTGTTCTGGGGTATCAAATGTTCTACCTTCGTACTCTTTGCTTTGTTGACCTTGGGTATAAAACCATCCAAACACAGCTATTAATGTACCGCCAAGTACACCTACAATCAATTGCCAATATTTCATAAACTTTTCCATAATATGTTTTTATATAAATATAAAATAATTTTGAAAAGTGTTTGTTGGGATAAGCGGAGTCGAACCGCCTTGCCACTGGATATGAGCCTATGGTGTATTCCTATAACTATCCCAATTTAAGTGTGGGTATGAACTTTATCTGGACTATGTGAACTACCCACCCACGCTAAAGCGATGAATGGGTTTTACGCTCCTTTATAAAACTTACCCTTCACTTTACAATAAACAATGTCGTTTATACCCACTTCATCGATTGTACATGGTTCCAATTTATGGTCTTGTCCTGATTTAATCAGTGGTACCATTGAATTTCCTTTTTCATGTGTGATGAATGATTCACCATTCATTAATCTTTCTAATTTATAATTTTTCATAGTCTTTTAAAACTGTATGAGTCCCGCAAACTACCTCTGCTCTATCTTGTAATATTAAGACCAACTTTGGCCTATATTTAATTGTTTATCACTACTTTTTTTAATTTCCATAATAGTTAGTAATTCAAGAAATTCATCATAATCTAATTCAATTTTTTTATCATTGATTTTGATTTTGATTATATCACCATTATCCTTTAATTTAGCTATTGTTTTATCTTTGGTTGATTCAGTCCAAATTTCACTATTACTATATCTTAATTTAATTTTATATTTCTTTCACACCAATCAACTGCGTTTGAAAGTTGCGATATTTGTTGCGCTTGGATTTCTATTTTTCTCTCAAGGATGTTAATCTTTTCTTCTAATGTTGGTCATAGTTTATTAATCATAGTCTTACTTATTTCATTAGACTTCAAAAACTTCTTAGCTTCATTCACATTCATAGAATCGAAATTGTATTCACCTTTAATATCAAGTATGAGGTTTGCATCTTCAACTTGGTGATAGAAATAATCTTCAATTTCCCATTCTACAGTCTCATCACCATCATATGTAACCCCAACCGCTTCAATATTACCAACATAACCTTTAATGGGTATGTACATATCTTCAATATTACCAAAATCATCATCACAATACATTTTATAATGGTCAGAATCTATAAACCAATTAAATTGTTCTTCGGTTAATATCGTAATACTACCTAATGCTGCTAAATTAAATTTTTTACCTTTGAAATTTCTAACTGTTAATATACATTCATCATCAGTAATTGATAATGATGGTTCAACTTCGCCACCTACCCATTGACCTGTAATCACTACATTTGTTGGTTCTTTAAATTCTTTTAATACTTTCATTTAAAACTTTTTTAAAAATGTTAAGCAGAGAGAATGGGATTCGAAAACGACTTTTACCAAATTCTCTTATATTTATCATAAAAAAACAGACCCTGAGAGTGGAGTATTTGTAGATACACTTATGGTAGATGTTTCACCGCCACACTTACTCAGGAATATTACCTGTTTAATATCGGGGGTTTTTTAGCTGGTTTGCCCCACCCAGTCTGACATTTTATTGGTGATACTTCCAGTATCTTC